GGTTTAAGTGAGTTTTATGATATTCAAAAAGCAGTTATTAAGGGAGTAGGTAGGGCGGAAGGAACTGAGTTTTCCTTCGAGGGCATCCGGCATAATGTTACTAAGATTAAGTCTTACGAGGGTGTTGACGTTTGCTGGGTAGAAGAAGCCAATCTTATTTCTAAAAACTCATGGGAAGTGCTGATCCCTACCATTCGTAAGGAAGGAAGTGAAATTTGGCTTTCTTTTAACCCAGAGTTGGAAACAGATGAAACTTACCAAAGATTTGTCAAAAATGCCCCACCTAATGCTTTTGTAATCAAAATTTCTTGGCGAGATAATCCTTGGTTTCCGCAGGTTCTCAAGGACGAAATGGATCGACTTAAGGAGCTTGATTATGACTCATACTTAAATGTATGGGAAGGGGAGTGCAAGAAAAATCTTGAAGGTGCAGTTTTTGCTCAAGAACTACGCCAGACCATCAGTGAAAATCGAATTATGAGCGTGCCTTACGACTCGTCTTTTTCTGTTGACACTATCTGGGACTTAGGTTATGGTGACGCCACAACTATCTGGTTTAGGCAAAAGATTGGTTTTGAGTACCGATACATCGACTACTTTGAAGGCAGACAAAAGCCTCTCAGTTATTATCTCCAGATACTTCAAGCCAAAAAATATATCTATGGCATTGACTGGCTTCCCCATGATGCCAAGTCCAAGTCACTTGGTACCGGAATGAGCATTGAAGAGATTTTGCGAAACAATGGCAGGAAAGTTAGGATTGTACCTAAGCTTGCCATCGCCGACAGGATCAATGCGGCTAGAACAATCTTTCCTCAGTGTTATTTTGATAAAGAAAAAACTGAAACTGGAGTAAATGCTCTGATGCACTATCGGTATGCTTTGGTAACTGGCACTACGCGACTTAGCGATGAGCCTTACCATGATTGGGCATCGGATGCTGCTGACTCGTTTTGCTATTCTGGAGTAGTTAGTAGGTATGGAAGTGGAAAGACCGAGGCTAATCCAAAATTGGTAGATCAAGCTACGGGTAAAATGGCAAAGTTTGCTCAGATTTTAATTGGCAATAACACAAGTTGGATGGGGTAGCGCAATGCTAAATATTGATGATGAGAAAATTCTCAAGGAAGCCACTGATAGATTTGAAATTGCTCGTGACTGGCAGTCGCAAGCAGATTTTCGCTTTCTGGAGGACACTAAGTTCTGCAATGGCGACTCATACAACATGTATCAGTGGCCTAGCGATGTGCAGGATTATCGTAAGCTGGACAAAAAGCCAATGCTTACGCTTAATAAAACTCGCCAACATTGCCTTCTCATTGTCAACGATGCCAAGCAGAATAAACCTGGAATTAAAATCTTGCCTAATGGCAATGATGCGACTTATGATGCTGCACAGATGTACAATAGCCTGATGCGAAGAATTGAGTATCAGTCAGATGCCACGACTCATTATGATGCAGCAGTTACAACCATGGTGCAAGGCGGTATAGGCTACTGGCGAGTTTTGACGGCTTATGTGGATGAAAAGTCTTTTAACCAAGACATTTTTATCAAAGGCATTGCTGACCCACTGACTGTTTACCTTGATCCTGATGCTCAGGAGAAGGATAAGTCGGACATGAAGTTTGCCATTATCTTTGACAAGATGAACCGAGAAGAATTTATCAAAAAGCATTCCAAGTACAAGGATGTGTCAAATACTCCGGTGATTGGCGAAGGCTCGCTTTGGCTTAATCAAAATGAAATTATGATGGCGGAGTATTTTACCGTTGAGGAGATTGAAGATACTCTGGTGCATGTGGAGGATGAGGATGGAACACAGCGTGATGAGATGCTTAGTAAACTCAAAGAGCATCTGGACGGAAGCGATGATTTGCTGGATGAATTGCTGGATCATCCTCTTACCAAAACAAGAAAAGTAAAGCGGAAAGAAGTACACTGGTATTTCATTGTCGGTGACAAAATCATGGACAAGAAAGTTTGGCCAGGCTCGACCATTCCGATTGTAGCAGTTATCGGTGAGGAGACAGTGATAGATGGCGTGATGGATCGAAAAGGTCACACTAGAGCCCTCATAGATGCCCAGCGTATGTATAACTACTGGTCAAGCACAGCGGTGGAATATGGAGCATTGCAAACCAAAAGTCCTTGGATTGGGCCAGCCAAGGCCATCGAGGGCTATGAGCAAATTTGGGCGACAGCAAATACTTCCAATCACTCTATTTTGCCTTATAACAATCGAGATGACGAAGGGCAGGATATTCCACCTCCTCAGCGGGTACAACCGCCAGTTAGCGCTCCGGTCGCAATGGAAGGTATGCAAGCTTCGCTTATGGAAATGGCTCTGGTTTCTGGGCAGTATGACAATCAGATTGGAGCACCTGGAAACGAAAGAACAGGCAAAGCCATTAACGAAAGGCAGCGTCAGGGTGATAAAGCTACTTACCACTACATTGATGCAGTTGGTATAGCTATCGCAAGGACAGGCAAGATTATCTTGGAGCTTATTCCGCTGGTTTATGATACTAAGCGAGTGGTGATGGCGATGGGAGAAGATAAAACTTCGCTGGAGATTGAGATTGATCCTACGGCTAAGAAAGCATTTGAAATTAAGCAAAAAGCAAATGAGCAAACTGCAAAACGCATTATGAACCCGAAGATTGGGACTTATGAAGTGCAAGCAGATATTGGCCCAGCTTATGCCACGAAACGTGAAGAAGCTTTCCAAGCCCTAACATTGATTTTAACACAGGCTCCGCAGCTTACTGCTTTGATTGGTGATTTGCTGTTGAAAGCTGGTGATTTTCCAATGGCGCAGGAAGCGGCAGAGCGCCTTCGCCGTATGGTTCCGCCTCAGGCACTTGGCCAAGGCCCAAGTCAGAATGAGCAAATGCTACAACAGCAAGTTCAGCAAATGCAGCAACTGTTGCAGAAGGTTGGTCAGGAATTGGAGATTGCCAAGGTTAAACTTAAAGGCAAGGATGAGATGCGGGATATTGATGTTTATAATGCAGAGACGCAGAGACTCAAGGTGTTAGGTGCTCAAAATCTCGACGTGCATGATAGGCAAATGGCGGCGCAGCAGTTGGCTCATGACATAAGCATGGATCACATGGATCAGATTTGGCAAGCTAATCAGGCGGATTTGGCCATGATGCAAGCTCAAGGGCAAGGGCAGCCGCAAGGTCAGGGTCAACCGCAGCCGCAAGGCCAGCCGCAGCCACAGGGCCAGAGCGCTATGCCAGATTTAAATGGAGTGCGCCAAGCACCAGATGGTAAACACTACGTTCCTGATCCTAATCGGCCAGGAAAATATTTGAGAGTGGAGATGTAAAATGCAGCTAACCCCAGTTGATCATGACCCTTTTGACTCAGTTGATTATTCTGATCCGAGACTTGTTCCAACTGGAACTCCTATGCAAGCATACGGCTCTACCGTGGTTCATCCACAAGCACAGCCTCCAGTTGCTGCCCCTCCACCTTACGATTTTGGTGCAGGGGTAGCTAATGAGTTAGGAAGTGGGATAAGTGCAGCGGCTAAAGGTGCTTGGAATTATTTGACAACCAAGCATGATAATCCGCTAAATTATCCTACACAAGCAATGGGTGCTTTAAAGCTTTTACAAGAGGCTCAAAAAATTCCTGGCCAGACAGTACAGCCTTATGTAGATATTGTTCATGGAGCATATACGAATAATTTTGAAGAAGGTGGTCGTGGTATTGTAGGAGCTGCACTTAATGAAGTTCCATTTGGGGGCGCAATAAAAGCATTAGGTGGGGCTAAACTTGCCGCTATGCTTACCCCTGCATCCAGAACTTGGAGCAGAGAAGCGGCAGCAACCGCCAAAGACATGCTAGCCAGTGGCGCTTCGGCGGATGAAATTGCAAAAGCAACCGGATTGGCATTTAATGCTGAAGGTAAACTTTTTGGGCATATTCCAGAAGATAATACAATTTGGAATTTGGACCCAAACAAAGGGCAAAAAACTTGGAGTGATGTTTACCAAAACCCTGAATTTACCAAAGCATATCCACAGCTTTTAAACAAGCCTTTTGAGTGGAGATATGACTCAAATCCAGGGAATATGGGTACTTATGATACTTCTACAGGTAAAATAACTATGAACCCTAATGGTTATGGTTCTAGTTCTGTGCCTCAATATGTCGATATAATGAGCCATGAGATAAACCACGGAGTACAATCTATCAGTGGTATGCAAAATGGGACTAATACCAAAGATCCAGATTTAATACATTTTGCACAAAATTTGCAAGCTGGAAAAGATGATTTAGCTCAAAAAATGTCAGATAAGCTAGCGCAAGAGCGATCTGATTATTTAAGTGCACAACTAAAAGCTAATCCTAACTTATCAATAATGCAAGCTTTTATTAATTTTGAAAAACAAAATCCTGAAAAATTTGAGTTTTTAGATAAATTACAAAATTTGGATTTTAATAATTTTAGAGTTTATCAAAAAACAGCAGGAGAAGCGGGATCTCGCGGTTTTGGTGAAGATGCTAAAAACGCTTACATGAGACAAGTAAATTCCGCATGGGAGCAAACATTGCCTCCAAATATGTCAAATTTTCAAAAATCTGTTATGGAATATCAAAGGCCGTATAAAAATGTTCCGCCTCAGCAGCCAGTTAATAAAATTATATCAACTCCTAATGAAATACAAACCGGTGATCCATATAGTTCAGATATAAATTTAGTTTTGACTGGAAGAAGCCCACCATTAAATGCCCTAGAGTTAGGATTAACTGATCCTAAAAAAGGGATTGATGTAATCAATAGTTTGCTTTCTACAAAATAAGGAGTTTAAAATGTCCGGACAAAACAACATACATTGCCATTTCCTAGTCAAAAAGACTGCTATGGATATGGCGAGGGAGGTGTATGATATGTACGCTAGCTACTCAAACGAGTTCTACAAAGAGAACAAAAATCAGGAGTCTTATGCCCAGTCATCTTGGCATCTTTTCTTAGAGCCTGCTCGAGCCACATTAGCAAAGTTGCTTACTACTCCGATAGACGAGAGCTTGAAAAATGACATACATCATGCCTTAATCCAAGACAATGCTTTGCGATCTGGGAGAAGTGAGCGCATAGCAAAATTATACGAACGGAGTACCGGACAATGAACTGGAATAAAATTCAGCCCCTTTGGGCACTTGAAGATGGTCAAGGAACTGGCACTGAGCCTTCGGCAGAGCCTTCGGCAGAACCTGAGGTAGAACCTGCTGCTGAGCCTGAGCCAGAGCCCAAACCACAACCTGCTCCAAATGGAGTAGTAAAACGTATTGATCAGCTTACACGCGAAAAATACGAACTTCAGGATCGACTGCAAAAAGCCGAAACTGAACGAGCAAGAATGGAAAGCCAGTTAAAACTTAACAAAGTTCTTAAACTGGATGGAGATCAACCTCCGGTGCCAGCAGATTTAGACGCCGAGATCGAGCGGCGGGCTAAAGAAAAACTTAAAGTTGAAATGGCTCAGCAAGCTGAAGTTGCTTTCAACAATGAGTGTAATAAAATTGCGGCTCAGGGCAAAACTCAGTTTAATGACTTTGATGAGTCCCTTGCTAACATAAATACTCGCCTCGGCGGAATGAGCAGGGAATTTATGGAAGCCTTGATTGAGTCCGGCAAGGGTGCAGAGATTATCAATACCCTTGGTAAAGACTGGGAAAAAGCAACAGAGATTTTAGCTATGCCACCGATCAAGCAAGCGGTGGCCGTAGCAAAACTAGCGGCTCAGTTTGATCGGCCAGCAACTACAGCTTTGTCAAAGGCTCCTGCTCCGATTGAGCCAAAGGTGGGTGGTAGAGCGAAGGCCGAACCAAGACTAGATGACCCAAATTTGTCTATGGCAGAATGGGCTAAACTTCGCAGCCAAACTAGAGGCGGCAAAAAATAGTCGATCATAAGACGTTCTTATGCAAGCTTGACACTAACTGAGGACTCAAGCACCTCATCTTGTTTTTGGTCAATGTCCAAGTTCTTTGACCAGAATTTATCATTTACCAATTAGGAGATTTTAATGTCAAACGCACTTTTAAGCATTAACATGATCACCCGTGAGGCGATCATGCTGTGGCGCAACTCAAACGAGTTTATCCGTAATATCAACATGCAGTATGATGACTCTTTTGCACGTTCTGGCGGCAAAATTGGTCAGGCACTGCGTATCCGTCTGCCGAACGATTATACCGTTCGTACTGGTCCAGCAGCTTCTCCACAGGACACCACTGAAACCAGCACAACCTTGGTTGTGTCTACTCAGAAGGGTGTTGACATTGAGTTTAACTCCGTTGAACGTACAATGACCTTGGATGACTTCTCGGCTCGTGTGCTGGCTCCCATGGTGAACAACCTTGCTGGTGCTGTTGCAGCAGACGTTATGGGCGGCGCTGAAGGTGGTATCTCAAACTTTACAGCAAACTTGGATGCAAGCGGCAACGTTTTGAGCCCTCGTCTTGTGGACTTTTTGACTGCTGGTGCGATTTTGGACTTGCGCTCTGCTCCCCGCAAAGGCCGCAAGATCATCCTCGATCCAATCACCATGGCTCGCAGCGTCAGCACCCTGACCGGCTTGCTTAATCCTTCGGATACGATCTCGAAGCAGTACGAAACTGGCATGATTGAAAAATCTGTCAATTTTGAGTTCTTCATGGATCAGACAGTTATTAAGCACAATACTGGTGCTTTCGTGACTGCTCCGACTGTGGCTGGTGCAAACCAGACTGGCAACAGCTTGACTGTCAGCGCACTGAGCGGCCCGCTCAACATTGGTGACATTATCACCATTGCAAACGTGAACGCAGTCAACCGTATTACCAAGCAAAGCACCATGCAGGCTGCCCAGTTTGTTATTACTGCCGCTGCTGCCACTGGCGCAACTTCACTTTCCATCTACCCAGCAATCGTTCCTCCGATTGGCGGCAACCCAGTTCAGTATCAGACCACAGACTCGTCGCCAGTTAACGGCGCTCAGATCTCAGTTGTGACACCTACTGGCTCCGCTTATCGTAAGAACATTGCGTATGCTCCTGAAGCTGTGACTTTGGCCACTGCTGACCTTGAGTTGCCAAAGGGTGTGCATGAAGCTGCTCGTGAGCAGTTTGATGGGATCTCGATGCGTATGGTGTCGGCTTACAACATCACCAACGACGAGTTTATTACTCGTCTGGACGTTCTTTACGGCTACCTTTGGGTTCGTCCTGAATGGGCAGTTGCCGTGGGTGACGCGATCTAACTTTAGTGTGAGGGGGCTTAGTCCCCCTCTTTTTTACTGCGGAGGCAAAAATGAGTGGTTATAAAGGCGTTTACGCTAAGATAAATTTTCCCCCTTACAAGTTTTCAGAATTTCCAAAAGCAGTTAAAAACTGGGATGGTAAGACTGTTATTGTAAATAATCAGCGAGAAGAACTGGCGCATATTGCATCCCAGCCTGACGCTGAGCCTGATCCGGTTTTGGTGGAAAAGAACAATTTGGCAGAACAGTTGGCAAAACAGACTGTTGAAATGGAAGCAATGAAAAAGCAACTGGCAGATTTGCTGGCTGCTCAAGCACCAAAAGCCGAGGCCAGAGAAATGGTCAAGTTAAAGTGAGGTAAATTATGGCACTTCCAACGGCGACAGCTTTAGACATCATTAACGAAGCTTTTCGTGATGTGGGCATTAAGGGGACTGGTAGAAACCTTACAGCAGAAGATATATCTACT